CGTGCGATAGATTCACCTGATCGTCCTACTACATATCCCCCAAGGCCAATTTGCAATAAAGTCCAAACGTCTCCTGGAAGTTCAAATGTAATAACCGTTCCTATCATTAATTTTATAACAGGTCCAAGAATATAGTTCCAGACCAATATAAATATTAATACGTACATTAAAAGTGGTCTCCAACTTGCTGTAAACCAGCCTGCTTTGGCTTCAGCTTCTACTATAGACGCTGCCGCTTTTAATTCTTCTGTACTAGATTGTAATAATTGTTGATTAAGTTGAGATTTTAATTTTTCTTGTAGATCTTTATCAGGAACTGCCTTTTCAATAGTTGAAAAAAGAATTTTAGCTAATGGAGCAATTGCACCTAACATAGGAAGCATGATTTAATACCACTTAGCTGATCTTTTTTTCTCTGAAAGTATGTTTCCTTGGCCTTGAACTACATCAGTTTGAGTTTCTTGTGGGTTTGACATTTCAACATCAACTCCACCAACTAAATATCCATCTTTACCGGTAAATTTAGAATGATCTACTTGTTTAGATTGACCAATTTTTTTATTTTTATTTTTCATAGCCATTTTATACTCCTTTTTTGTTAATTTTGAAATCTATTTTTAAGTTGAGCAGCCAAAACAGTCTTTTCTAATGATGTACTAGCTCTTAATTTAGCTAAATCTTCATTTTGTTGAAGTTTCTGTGTGTCTGTTGATTGATTCATCATAGTTTTCATCTTATCAAGGTTGATTCTATCTTTACTCTCTTGTTCTTTTCTAGCATTTTCTTGTGCCATAAGATCTAATTCTCTAGATTTAAGTTTAGCAATAGGATCATTGTCAAATTGAGAAGTAATTTTCTTTTCTTCATTCATAAATTCTTCCATCATTTGAGCAATTAAAACTGCTTTTCTTGATTCTATTTTTTCATTAAGCATTTTTACTTGAATTTGCATTTGTGGATTTTGCATTGCTTGTTGATTTTGTTGCATCTGTTGTAACTGTTGAATTTCTCTTTGAAATTCTATTTCAACTTGTTCTTGTGCCATTAAAGAAATATGTTCAAAACAATTTTTTTCTAAGGATGCCATAATGACAGGTGCATTTCTTGCCATGTTAGTTGCCATAAAATTTAAATGAGCAGTCATGTGTGCTCTATGATCTTGTCCTGGAAAAGCTTGGAATTGTTTCCCTGCAAGAGCATCTATGTGTTCTAATGCAGGGTCCTTTGGTTGTGGCTGTTCTGGTCTCATTAAAATTTTATCAATGTCTTTAATACCTAATGCTTCATACATGCTTCTATAAATTTCATACATGTTATGAATTTGAGGATTAGACATTGCAAGTTGTAATTCTGTTTGAGCAATAGAAATTCTTTGTGTTTGTGAAAATATATTTGGATCTGCAACTGGAATGATATCTACTTTTTCATCAAAATCAGTTTGTTTAATTGTTTTTTGTCCACCTACAACATCATAAGGATATTCAGGTGGTAAATATAATGCGAATACTTTTGCAAGTAATTTAAATTCTTGTTTCATTGCTGCATACAATCTTTTGTGAATTGCAGACATTACTCGTGAACCTCTTTCCAGCAAAGCCACGGTCGTCCCCACTGCTGCTTGCTGATTCCCATCCCCTACTTGCATGTCCGCTATCGAAGCAAAGCGCTGACCTGCTTGAACCACGACCCCCATAAGAGCTAATAAAGTTTGCGAAGGTTCTTTGTATGGTAAAGTCATAAATGCATCTTTAAGGTTTCCCCCTGGAGCATCTACGTCTCTCCATTCACCTGGTTGAATAGATTGAGCATCGTCTCTAATTCTAATTCCTCTTTGTTTAAATCCTGCTGGTAAATTAGATAATGTTCCTGCGTCTAATAACTGTCTTAATGCTTGTGTTGCAGTACGTGATAATCCACCAATCATTTGAATTAAACCAAATCCATAAAATCCTAGTCCTGGTAAAAATTTATAGTGTACAAAATATTGTACTTTTTGTTTTTTAGGATCTGCTTCAGAATAATTACGTCTTATAGATAAAACTTCTCTAGATCCTTCTTCAATTGTAACAATGTAAGGAAGTTTGATTCCTGTGGGCTCACCAGAAGCATCTTTATCTTCAAAGCCTTCTAAATCTAAATTAACATGGCATTCTAATAATGTAAAAATTTCTTCAGGGTTTCCTTTATTAACTCCTTCAAGACTTCTTTCCTTATCTTTAATACTATCTGCATTTGTAGACTCATCTGAAGGTATTAAATCTATGTCTCTATAAAATCCTGATACTTGTTGTTTTCTTAAATCATTTGCAGAAATTTTAAGTACGTGAATAATTGCTTCTGCATCATCTAATGATGTTGCTGAATAAGGTACTACTAAATCTTGTGCTTGAACAAATTGTGATACTGCTCTTCCTAATGTTTCATCATAATAAACTTTTTTAAATGTAGATCCTGATAAAGGTAAATAAAATAACATCTGATCAAACTCAGGTTCATACTCTTGCATGACATCCATAATTTGATAATTCATAAATTCTGAAACTCTATCTGCTTGATCTTGAATTTCTGGTGTATCTAATCCAACAACTTGAGTTCGCACAGGCCCGCCCGCGGGAAGCAATTCTTTATAAGCTTGTGCTTGAAATTGTGTAACGGCTTCTGCAAGTACGGGGTGAGTTGCACCTGATGCACCTTGAAATGGTTCTGTACGTTGCTCGTATTTAAATCCTAATAAATCTAAACCTTGAACATATGCTTGTTCCCAATCTTGTCTTGAACTTTTGTAATCTTCATAATCTTGAGAAAGATCTGATCCTAATACTCCAAGTTCTTGTTCATCAAGAACTTCTGCAATATTTGAATTAAATGCTACATTTGTATTTAAATCTTTTGTTGGATCAAAATTTATATCAACACTACCATCATCATTTTCAGTTACTTCTGTAGGTGATGTTGGCATTACCTCAGTTTCACTTAAAGTAAGTTCTGTCTCCTGTTCAGGAGTCAAAGGATTACTTATTGTTGGAATTGGTTTTTCTATTTCTGCCATTTGTAATTTTCTCCGATTTTATTGTTGTAACAGTATTATAACCAATATTCAAGCCTTGTGGGCATGGTCCTCTTTTAGGAGGTACTGTTAATGTTAATCTTTTAGGTTTAATCATCTTTCCCACCAATCACCTCCAGTATCAGGATCTGGATATCTATTTATTACATCTTCATAAGGTCTTTCTTCTACAACTTTTCTAGCTGCAGTTCTCTCATTAACTCTTTTTGGATGTATTCTTTTTCCAGTTGCAATTTTTTCAACTCTTTCAATATCACTTATTGCATCTTTAGGAGACATATATTCATAATCTATTTCAAGATCACTTCCTTCCCATCCTACTGGTCTTGGTCTTTGTTCTAATACATTAAATTCACCTGGATCATTTATTGCTTTACCTGTTTCCAAATCAATATCTGATTTAGGTGGTTTATAATGTAATTCAAAAGGAGAATCAAAAGAACCCCCGTAAACATCTGCTTCAATTTGAATTGAACCATCAGGATGTTGATGCATTATAACTATATCTGGTTCTTTTTCTCCAGCTACAGGTATTTCTAATCTTTTAGTTACAATTTTATCTTCTAAATTTTTAACTGGAACAGAAATATCTTTTCCTTCCTTCTCAATTCTTGCTACTAGTGACGGAAACCATTCAGGCATGCCTGCTGCTTTTGGTAAAATCTTTGCTGCAACTTTTGTTCCTTGTAATGCTGCTTTTTCACCTTTAATTAATTTACCTGCAAATGGAGCAGCAGCTGCACCAGCTAAAAATCCTAAAAATCCCCTTCTAGATAATTTAGGTCCACTACCGTCTTTAAATCCAACTCTTCCTCCAGCATTATATTGTTGTAGTTCGTTAATATAATCATCAGGAGAAACAACATTTGGCAATTCAATTTGTTTTTGCTCTTGTGGAAGAAGTTTTTCTTTTCTTAATATGTTTTCAACATCTCCTTCTGGTCT